TACGAACAGTAGTAACTAGGATAGCTAGTCAAGCTGTAGCTAAAGAGTGGGAGTTTATAGAATTAGGAACTGGAGATCCAGAAGAGAAAGCAGCAGTTAAGAGAGTATTACGTGATCCAACTAACGGTAATGCAGACATAACTGGGATGGAGTTCTTTAAAGCAGTAATTAGACAGCTTGAGATCTTTGACGATTGTTGGGTAAGTGTTGTTTACGATAGAGTTTTAGATAATGATGGAGAGACTACAGGTAAGATAGTCAAGGAACTTTGGGTAGAAGATGCAAAGCACATGCGTTTCTACGTTGATGGTTTTGGTAAGTTTTTGGAAGATAAGATGTTTGATCCTTTAACTAGAGAGTTTATGAGTGGAACTCACAATAAGGACACAGGTACCAAGTTAGTTCCAATGGCTTATTTTTACGATGTAGACGGTGAGCATATACCGTTTGCAAGGGATGAGATTATACACTTTAACAAGTATAGTTCGACAGCTAGGTTGTATGGTCAATCGCCAATTATGGGTCTTTCTAAGAAAATCGAAACTGCTCTTGCTATTGAAGCTCTACAAAACAAGGTGTATCGGTTAGAGAGACCACCAAAAGGTTTCTTAGATATTCCAGGACACAACGAGGAATCACTTAACAGGTTAGGAGAATACATTGCAGAAGAAACAAGACGTAATCCTAATTTTATTCCAATCATTAGTAGTCAGGAGGGATCTAATACAGCTAAGTTTGTATCTATCATGCCTAACTTTGACGAGTTAATGATGTTACCATATATGGATCGAATTAACAATGATATTAACGCTTCCTATGGAGTCATGCCGCTAGTAGTTGGTGACATGTCAGGAGTAGGTGGATTAAATTCAGAAGGAGAACAAATAACAATATTTGACAGAACTATCAGAGAAACACAGCGATGTGTTGAGCTAGGATTACTCAAACCGTTATTGAAATTAATGGGAGTTAGTACATGGACTATTCGATTTAATGATATTAACGAGAGGAATGAAACTCAATACTTAAACAACATGAATCTAAAGGCACAGATAATTACCCAGTTTCAGAACTCAGGTATTGATGTGGATTTAGGGGAGGATGGAGAATTAGTACTACCGAAGTCAGCAGAGGCAGTAAGGCAAGATTTTCTAAAGCGTTCTCAGGAGTCGCTGGAGGAAGGGGAGCCAAACAAGCATCTCTCTACATTGACCGAGCTTTACGAGACCTCCGAGCGGTCTTAACAAAAGAGTTTCAGAACTTAAAAGGCATAGACAACGCACTAGAGCTTAGATCTGCTGTAGCAGACATTACTATAATGATCTCAAAACAGTTGAGAGAGGCTATACAGGACGATATAACCGATGCTTACCTTAATGGAGCTAGGTCTGCTTATGCAGATGCTCCAGGATTGGGAGTTAAATCCTATGATCGGGATGATTACGATCTAGATGACATTAGAATACTCCAGAGCAATGGGCCGTTGGGTTTAGCTTTAGGTAATTTTGAAAGGGATTTAACTAATGAAATGAATAAGGTTATCTTTGAAGCTGCAGCAGCAAATGTAGCAATGGCAAGTATGGTGGATCAAGTAAGGGCAGTGGCCAATACACAATCTTGGAAGTTAGGCCGAGTGGCTAGGACTGAGATGTTAAATGTGTTTAACGAAGGTAGGTTTAGAGGATATGCGAAAGCAGAGCAGACATTAGGCGATAGATTCAAATATAGTTTACAGATTATAAATGACAGTAGGACTTGTGGTGCACACCAGGAGTTAAGTGGTAGGATCCCAGCAGGAGGGATGTATTTGGATGATCTGATTCTTTTACAGCAGCAGATTGGGGCTAGTTACAATTTCACACTTACGGGAAAAGCCTTATTACATCCTAATCAAAGGACGGTTTTAGTGATGGTAAGATGAGTAGGATTCCAGACCACATACCAATTTATATTTCTAATGATAAATATGGCCATCACGGAAATGGAATTAGAGATAAACAAGACAAAGAATTTTGGGATTGGTGGGATGGTTTATCAGATGAAGAAAAAGAATTGGAGAAAGGAAGATGAGCGGAAGTTGCAAGAAATGTAGATTAGGTCCGATGTCTGTACATATTTTAAGTAATGGATTTTGTCAAGGATGTACTAATGAATTAGCATGGAAGCAAGGCGATAGGGTGGCTCGTAAACAAATCAATAGGGCAAGGCGAGTGGCAATGTATGAAAAGGGTAAGAAGATTATTGAAAAGAAATGGAAGAAGAAATACGGGGATGACGACATAGACTCTGTATTAGGCTACAAATAATGGTTAAGATAACTATGGACTTTGATCCTAATTTGGGTAATGTTCAGGATGACTTTGCTATTTTGCCCGATGCTATAATGGAGATTACAGCAGATGCGATAGAGCAGACTGCTTTAGATATAAAAGGCGAAGTAGTAGGTCAGATGAATCAACCTTATCCGCAAGGTTTAGGATCTGACAGGGCACTTAAGATGGCTGTAGAAGTAGATGGTCAAAGAGAATTAGCTAATGGATTAGTAACATATTGGGTAGGAACATCACTTCCACATGCAGAGGCCGTAGAGTATGGAACAGGCCCACATAGTGCAGAAACAGGAACTGGTGAATTTATGAAAAGTATTATTGAATGGACAGATCGTGTTTTGGGATATGGCCCCGCTATGGCTAATTCTATTGCTAAGAATATTAGAAAGAAAGGAATAGAACCTAGACCTTATTTTAGAAGAGCGGTAGTAAAGAACGCCCCTAACTTTAAACTTACTTGGAGTCTTATGTTAGCTGAAAGATTAGAAGCTGAAGCATTCAAATCATCAGTATAGAGACACACACCTTTATTTCCACTGGAACTTACCAAAGGTATCTCTACATTTATTTTTTAATTTTAAGAACGATTCGACGGCTTATTAGCTATATAGTATATAGTCTTTCTTATATAATAAAAGTTCCAGTGGAAATGAAGGTGTCTGTCTGTCTCCGAAGTAGTGAAAAACTTTAATAATAATAATCTTAAAGTGGTATTGTGGCAGTACGCACTATCTTTAAAGAAAACGAGAACGATACAGGTTGGATAGTCTACAGGCCCGACTGGTATAATGATAGAACAATGGAGACGTACATTTCTTCTCCAGTTATAGATAAACAGAATGATAAGATCCCAACAGAGACGATTAAAGAGTCTATGGATTTTTATATGAAGTATGGGGTATATTCATACAGACATGAAGAACAACCAATAGGACTTCCTTTAGCTTACAAGGTTAAAGATGGTAAGATTAAAGTAAGAGTAGGGATTCATGATAAATTATCCATGCATAATAAAGTATGGAAGGAGATTCAAGAATTTGGTTCCACTGGAGCCAGTAGTATTAGGGGAGAAGCAATGGATCAGGAGAAAGTATGCGATGAGGAGAGCTGCCACAATCAAATCAACGAACTAGATCTCTGGTCTGTATCTTGGGTAGGGGATAATCCTGCCAACCCTGAAGCTACGGTAAGACAAGTAGCAATGGCTAAAGCTAAGTCAGATACTATTCAAGTTACTTTAGATGAAGTAGAGGGAATGGTAGAGAAGATAATAGAACGCAGAGGTAAGGAATATTGTTTGCTTGGTAAGAAGGATCGAAAGGTATTAGGTTGCCATGACTCCAGAGCAGGAGCTGTAAGGCAGGAAAGAGCCATACAAGCCCGTAGATTCAGTAAATCCAATGAATTACTTGATGATATACTTAAAACATTAAAGAAATCAGGTAGATTTGTAAACAAAGCAGAAACTATGACAACAGTTAAAACAGAATCACTTAAGAAATCAAATGATATTCTTAATGATATAATGCGAATGATAAAGTTTGGTACGTTTATTACTAAAAAGAAAACACCAGGTAAAGTATGGTTTGATAATTGCAGAGCTAATGTAAGAAGGATTGAAAGAATGCCAGGGCGAGATCCAGTAAGAGATGAGAGGGCTTTCTGTTCTGAGTTGTGGTATAACCCAGGAAGATTTGATCAGACTTACAAAAAACCTGACGGATCAACAGGTAGAACTTCAGGTATGCAATTTAGATTAGATATGGGAACTTCAACAGGGCCAAGTGGTCTAAAAGGTTGATTCCGAAATTAAAAAAGTCTTTATATATTGTTGGTTCCACATAACCAATATGTCCAGTTGCACATGCGAATCGCAAAAAGCAGAAGAAGTCGAGGAGATCAAAGAAGCTCCCGCAGCTGCAGAAGCGTTAGATGAACCAGTTAGAGAAGAAGATCTAAATAAGGAAGAAGAACTTACCAAGGATCTAGAACAAACTCTCGCTAAACTCAAGGAAGTAATGGCTTATTTGGCAGAGATGGCCGAAGGCGAAGCTAAAGCAGAAGAAGAACCTGCAGCCGAAGAGGAAGAAGAGGAAGAAGA